GCCGAGTTGCTGCCGATCGGTGCGCGGCGGCATGACGTGAAAAAGCTCCAGCAGTTCATTGGAGATTCGGTCGTCAATTTCTTTGGCTCGAATTCGCCGGCGAATCTCTCGAGTACGCCCGCACGGGTTGCGATTCAGGATGAAGTAGACAAGTTCAGTTCCGGCACATCGAAGGAGGCGGATGCTGCCAATCTTGCCGACCAGCGAACAAAGAGGTTCAGCAATCCCAAGCGATACAAGTCGTCAACGCCGACGATGACCGATGGATTGATTTGGCAGGAGTTCCTGAAGACCGATCAGCGCCGGAGGTTTGTGCCATGCCCTAACTGTGGAAAGTACGTCGTGCTCGTCTGGTCTCGTGAGATGACGATTCTTCCGCAGCTTGGATCTGAGGCATACATTCGCTGGGACAAGGAGGCAAAGCGACCGGACAAGACGTGGGACCTGGATCGCGTCGAACAATCTGCGCGAGCCGAATGTCCACATTGCGGCTTCCACATTCGGGACGGTATGAAAACCGCGATGGACCGGGCCGGGGAGTGGAGGCCGACTCAGTCGGCTGCACGAGGATATCGTGGGTGGCATCTGTCGAGTCTTTACGCAAACGGCACGGAGACGACCTTCGGAAAGCTCGCGGTGAAATTCCTGCAGGCGAAGCGATCGATCATGGGTCTTCAGGGCTTTATCAACGGGGATCTCGCTGAGCCATGGGAGAGCCAGGACAGCCGCAGCGAGCGAACGGAAGTAATCATCATCGGTGGCTCAAAGCTGGAGAACGCGCTTCGAATAATGACCGTCGACGTTCAGGAGGTGGCTCCCTACTTCTGGATTGTCTTGCGCGACTGGTCGGACGGACCGAGTCGGTTGCATTGGTGTGGACACGTTGACACGTGGGAGGAGGTTCGCGAGGTTCAGATCACCAACGGTGTCGATGACGATTGTGTCGTGCTGGACTCTGGCAGCAAGACTCAGGAGGTATACGAAAACTGTCTCAGATGGGGAAAGCTCGTGCCAAGGGCGAATGGAATGCCGATCTGGCATGGGTGGCTGCCGTCAAAGGGACGTGAGAGAGATGCGAAATGGATTGATCCGAAGACCAAAGTCGCAAGGCCATTCGTGCTCGGTCGTGCCGCTCTGCCGCATAAACGATTTGAATTACCCCTGCTGGAGTTCAACGGTGACTCCATCAAGGACGTGCTCGCAAGATTGCGTAAGAGTGGGAAGCCGTTCGCCTGGGAACTGAACGAGACGGCTGATGACGAGTATTTCCGACACCTGGACGCGGAGGTTCGGAAGCCGCTGGCTGTTGGTCGCACCGGGAAGGTCGTGTGGACCTGGTGCAAAAGAAACAGTCGATGGCCGAATCATCTGCTGGATTGTGAAATCATCCAGGTGGCTGCCGCGGTGCTAAAGCGGCGGTTCTCGTGGGCGATTGCGGAGGTGAATAAAACATGATCATGGGTGGCATCTATGGAAAAGCTACTTAGACCAAAAGAACTTTGCGCGGCTCTGCAGAGGAGCCGGACATATCTCTGGTGCATGAAGCGACTCGGGTTCCGGATGCCTGGTGGGACGGCCACGCTGACTGAGGCACGCGATTTTTTGGCCCGTGTGCCCTTTCCGATGCGAGCACGCAACCGGGCGCAACCCGGCAAAACAGATGACGGCTTGAAACGCTCCGGCCACCGCTGACGCTTGGGTTGTGGACATTCGAGCCCCGATACAGCGAGCAATCCTAGAGCAGATCTATGCTGATGCGATCAAAGCCGACCCCAGCGCAACGCTGATCGATGCGCTCACCGCGTTTCGGTCCGCCAAATGGCAGGATGGTGCCGGCGGAGGGACCGGGATTCTGATTGGGACCACCGACAAGCATGCCTCGGTGACATTCAGCAACCCGACACTTCGGAGCATGCACCCTGACGAGGTGCTCGCGCTGGCCCAGCTGTTCATCGAACGCTACCGCATCCAGAAGGCGGCATATCCTTCCTACACGGACGCCCAGCTTTTGACGGAGATGCTCACGGAGATCCGCTCCGTCCGATCGTACCGGGCGGACTTTTCCAGACTCGACTTATGAAGATTCTCTCACCGAGCGGCCGGCCGGCACGGCTGGAGCTGGCCATTCGCAACTATTACGAGGCCGCCAGAACAAGTCCTGGACGATCTTCGGTACAAGGGGTCACGCAAAACTCTAATCTGGACGCGACCCCGTTTGTGCGCCGTGAGCTTATCCGGAAATCCAGAACTCTTTACAAAAATAGTCCCTACATTCGCGGGCTGATAGAGCGCGTTGTTACGCTCACTGTCGGAACTGGAATTCACGCTTTTCCGGACAGCTCCAGCGAATCGTACAACAATGCCGCAGCTGAGAGTCTCAATCGGTGGTTCCGGAATCCGGCGATCGCGTGTCAGTTTAGATGGTGTCAGATCCAACGCATTCTCTTCCGATCGGCTCTTCTGGACGGCGAGGTGTTCGTTTACCTCACCAGGAAGAACGGCCGGCCGATGATCAGGATTCTTGAAGCCCAGACAATCGGCAGCGGCATCTCTGACGTGATGGGGAATCGGCCGGACGGGATCATCCTCGACAATGACGGTGATCCGGTTGCCTACGAGTATTATCCGAACCCGTGGACCATGGAGAAGATCACGCTGAACGCGGCCAGCGTTGTCCACATCCGATTCCCGGATAGGTGCGATCTATGGCGCGGTGTGCCTCTCCTGCACGCGATCATCAACACCGCTCACGATATCCACGACATCATTGCCCTGGAGAAATCGGCGGTTAAGGACGTGAGTAGGCGCACGGACGTCATCAAGACGTCCAGCGGCGAGCTGGACGTGGAGCAGCTCTACAGCTCGGACTCGAAGTTTTCCCGTGTGCAAAGCACGGACTCCATCGGGTCAGCCGACACCGCGCAATATTACGAGAAGGCGTTCGGTCCCGAGGCGAAGATTCTGCGCATCGGCGACGAGTATACCCCATACGAGCCGAAGCGGCCTGGGCCGGCGTGGGAGGGATTCATGGACTTCCTGTCACAGCTCTGCTGCATCGGGCTTAACTTTCCACCGTCGTTGTTGCTGCCAATCACCAACAAAGGTGCCGATACTCGCAAGGACATCGGGATTGCCGAACGCGTGGTGGAAGGGTGGCAGGATGATCTGGTTAGTGGCTTTGAAGAAATCATCAACTGGGTTCAGGCTGAGGATATCTCCGACCGCCGGGTGACGAATGCCCCGGCCGATTACGAGAAACTCAACTGGCAATTACCCAAGCGGCTGTCGGTGGACTACGGCCGAGACAGCAAGAGTGATAGAGAAGACGTGAAGATGGCCATGCTGTCCCTGCGCGAGTACTATGGTCGCGAGGGGCTAAAATGGAAACAAGAGATCGATCAGATTATCGAGGAGCAGGCTTACATTCGCGACAAGGCGGCCGAACTCGGGCTAGATCCTGAAGACGTGATGATGAAGAACCCTAACCAACAAAACATGCCGCAGGATTCGACTGTCGCGGTGGACGAAAATCAAGGCCCAGGCCAGCAGGACGACGGAAAATCGGATTCATAAAACCGCACGCAACCGCACGCAACCCTTTCGTGGTTGAGTGAATTTGGGTCTGATAACGCAATTGATGCGTGGGCAAAAGCTGGTTCGAAATCAAAGCCAAATCCGCCAACAAAGAGGCGGACGTTTTCATTTACGATGAGATCGGCGGCTTTGGCGTCACGGCAAAGGACTTTGCTGCCGCCCTCAAGTCGATCCCCAAAGATCATCAGATCACCCTTCGAATCAATTCTCCCGGCGGATCGGTCGTAGACGGTGCAGCGATCTACAATCTATTGGCAGAGCGCAGCGCCAATATCGTGACCAAAATCGACGGCCTCGCGGCCTCCATGGCCAGCGTGATCGCCTTGGCGGGATCGAAGGTCCTCATGGCGGACAACGCGCTCATGATGATCCACGACCCGATCGGTTGGGCGTTTGGTGATTCCGAGGAGATGCGCAAGACGGCCGACGTGCTCGACAAGTTTGGGGAGGCCATCGTCAACGCATATCAGAAAAAAACCGGTAAGCCCGAGAATGACATCAAAGCCGCAATGGCTGAGGAGACCTGGTTCACCGCTGCTGAGGCAAAGGAATTCGGCCTGGTGGATGAGGTGAGCGAGCCGATGAAGATGGCCGCAAAATTCGATTTGCAGCGCTTCCGGAATGCACCGGCAGGCGCTTCGGCAAAAGCGGAGGCAGAAACGCCGCCCGTGCCAGAGAAAACCACACACAAGAAAAATACCATGGATCAGCTACTCAAAGCGCTGGTGGCATCGGGTCTTATCCCCTCTACCAAGCTTGACGACACCGAAGCCGCAGCCGCGTTTAACGCGAGTTGGGAATCGTATAAGAACTCCCGCAAGGCCGACGCGGAGAAGATCATCGCGCTCGAAACCAAGATCAAGGAGAGCGAACAAAAGGACGCCGAGGATTTCGTCGCGAAACTTGTGGCCGAAGGGAAGATCAAGGATGAGCCCGCGGCCCGGCAGGCGCTCGTCAGCTCCTACCTGAAGGACAAGGAAGGCGTGAAGGCTTGGACCGATGCGATGATCGGGACAACCGCTGGCGGGAGCTCAAGCGGCAAGCGTGCAGGGCAGGACATCACCCCACCGAGGCACAACGACGACGGCAAGAGGATCGACCCGAATCTCAAGGGCCGAGAACGAATGATCGCTGCTTTTGAAGTGGAGATGAAACGCAACTGATACGCTCCAAAACTACCGACCAAAACACTGCAAACACTGAGATCTTATGGCAGACAAATTCCTGACTCTTCTCGACATGACCAAGCGCAACTGCGCCGATGCGGCCGTTGGGCTTATCGAGGAGGTCAACACTGTGGCCCCCGAGCTTATGGAGCTGAAGGGGCGTCCAATCGACGGAAACACATACAAGGTCAAGAAGCGGATCGCTCTGCCCTCCGGGCCCGTGTTCCGTAACGCAAACGAGGGTTCCGACATCATCTCCAGCAGCTACGCGCAGGAGATCGGGCAGTGCTTCTTCCTGGACGGCCAGCTCCGCGTTGACGAGGCTGTGATAACCTCCGGCGAGAGCGAAGGCAACAGCATGGCAGAGGTCCTGGCTGATGAGGCCACCGGCGTCATCCGTCAGCAGATGGTGAAGGTTGGTGATTGCTTCTACCGTGGCACCACGGCCGACGCGAAGGGGTTCGTTGGACTCCAGTCTTTCTACGACACAACCAACTGTGAGGTTAGCGCCGGAGGAACCACTTCCGGTGCACGATGCTCAGCCTGGCTCGTCTGGAACGATCCTCAAGGTGTCTACTGGGTCTGGGGGCAGCAACGCGGGCTGCAATTGGGTAATTGGTCGCGTCAACAGGTCAACGATTCGAGCGGCAAGTCCTATTTCGCCTGGGTCAACAATCTCTCAGGCTGGATCGGACTCGGGCTCGGCCACACCAAGAGTGTGGTCAGAATCAAGTTTATCGAGAACACTTCCGGCAAGTATCTCACCGACGCGCTCGTGGCTGAAGCGATCAGCAAGCTTCCGATCTTTATGCGCAGGAGCCCCGGTCTGCGACTGTTCATGAATTCGACGGCTCAGCTCACGCTGCAGAAGTCGAGGAGCACGGTGAACACCGCCAAGACGGATTCCGCGATCCTCCAGTTCGCGCCGCCTCCGGTTGAGTCAAACGGTGTCCAGATCATCCTCACCGATTCGCTGCCGCAGACCGAATAAGTCTCGTGTAGTCCAAAAAACAATCGCTCCAACTCCACACACAAAACTCTTATGGGCCAAAGAAATGTAAAAGACGCAAACTTCGTGAAGACATTTGCTCTTCCCGCGGCAGCGTCCAGTTCGACCACGTCGGCGATTCTCGATCTCGGGACCAACACGTATCTCCCCGAGGCGATCGAGGTATCGCTGTCGATCCCGGCGCTTTCCAGCACCATCGTGCCGGACACTCGCACCGTCACACTCATTGTCGAGGTATCCACGTCGTCAACGCTCGCGACGGTTTCACAGACCGTGCTGAGCGAGGTTCTGACCGGGGCCGGTGGCGCCGGTGTCGCCGCGACCGAGAAGCGTGTCCGTCTGCCTGCAGGCTGCCCGCGATACATCCGGGCCAAGGTCACGTTTGGGACTTTAACTACTGACGGATCTGCTAACAGCGCTACTTTTGCTCTGTTGTTCTGAGCAGAGAAACGTATCGCATGCTCACTGCCGCCAAAGCTGCTTTGCGACTTGGTAACCGAGTTCTTCGGGGCCAGGTTGGCGAGCTGTTCAGCTTTGGCGGCGCTGGCTTCATGGGGATCGTTGGCGAGGCGTTGCTTGAGACCGACGATGTTCCGCGCGGGTTCTCGTTCGGCCAGAAGCATGATTTCAACATCACCGCTCCTGCCGATGCATTCAAGTCAACAGGGCTGCCGATCTCCGGCAGCATAATCCTCGGTGGAGACGGGACCAAGTATCGTGTGGTTGGAGTCGAGAATCCGCCGGGGTCGCATAGAGTCATCCTCCTTTGCGTCCTTGGCTCGTGATCTCGGTTCAACACAATCTCGACGCGCTCAACTCCATTCTCCCCGAATACGCTCGTGTGCGGGGGTGGACAACGACGCAGGTTCTCGTCTCCAAGGGATCACAGCTCGCTTTCGCGCTTGCACAGGAGATGCGGAAACTAGCCCCCGGGCGCGGATCAATCCGGGCCGAGAGGATGGAAGCGTTGAAGAGAGGCGAAGGTATCCACGTCCGCCCCAGTATCGCAAAACGCACCCTCGCATCCATGGGTGCGGCAGTGCCGCTGCTGGAAAAGTCGAAGTACCTCGCCGGCCAGAAGCTGACTGAGCGCAAGATCGGAACTCTCGCGGGAGTGCGATTTAGATTCGGCAGGCAGTCCAAAAATCGCGCCGGAGTCGCCCAGATTTCAAAAAATGGGCGGAAGCTAAATTTGCAGGCTCTCCTGGTTCGGGCAGAGATCAATGCACGCGAGCGCGGCATCGGATACCTGGGCGTTGCGGCACGCATGAATCTTGCCGGACTCGCCAACACCAAGCTCATCAAGTTTTTCGGGAAGTACAAGCAGCAGCTATCCTCTGCGGGTCTCGGCGTCAATGAAGTCGGTCAGTCTCTGACATTCACGTACGGCGGCCAAATGGCCGGAGGAAAGCCCGTCGACGTTGGTGCGGCTTACAAGAAGCCGAAGCAACAGGCCGCGATTGCGGCGGCGATTGGTGCCGTTCGGCGTGATACTGCCGTCTATCTGGCCCGCAAGCACGCCGAGGCGCTAAAGACAGCGGTAGAACGATCCATCCAGATGACACGGGGGGTAAACACGTGAGCGCGTTGACACTCAGCACTGCTCAGTCCGCGCTCGTTTCGCTTCTCACGGCTGCAATCGCGAACACGACGGACTACCCGGCACTGGCGAATGTGCCACTCGCCGTCGAAGCGTTTAACGCGGACAGCGAGCCCGCCGTAGATGCTGCGATGGCCAAGGAGGGCGTTTGCATACTCTCGATTTTTCCATGGTCGTCCCGAATCGAGAATGTTGGCAATGGAGTTCAGCGGCTACTGATAAGTCTGATTGTGTTTGTCTTGGAGAACAAGACTCAGAATCTCAACACGGCGAACGGAGGTCTCGGACGCAATCCGTTGCTCATCATTGAAGCAATGTGGAGGGCGATCACGAAGACACCTATGAAGGGCCCCCAGCGGTTCAGGCTTTCTGATCCACTTGAGCCTGTGAACGAGGGGGCAGGGATTCGCATCTGGGCTACCAACTTCGAACTGGAATCCACATACGTCCCGGGAATCTGACGCATGATCTCCACACTCGCACAATTCGATACCGAAACACTGACCAAGTCGGCCGAGTTCTTAGCCGCCAAAAGTGATCGCTATTTGTTCCTGCTGGTGTTGGTGATCCTGTGCACCTTCTCGTGGTACATAATGCGACGCAGCTTTCGGCAGAATGACAGTTTATCGGACAAGCTGCAGGAAGTTACGAGGGAGAGCTTAATTGTCCATCAGCGTGTCTCAAATGCATTGGAGAAAGTGGTAGATCGTTTGGATTCCCAGGGAGAAGACATCAGGGCTCTTCGCGCGAAAAACCAATGAACATCTCCGATTTGATCAAATCCAATTTCGGAAGTCTCGCCCGCTGGATCACGAATGTGCTCGTGGTGCACAAGCTGATTTCCGGTAATGAGTCCGAACAGACCGCAGCGTATGTGGTCGGTGCTATCACGCTGCTCTGGACCGTGGTCGAAAACTGGTGGACGCAACGGAGGATTCCAAAGGGACAGACGACACCGACTGGAGTTCCGCCCGTGAAGCTCAGTTGCGCTCTGTTGCTGTGCGCTCTCTGGCTTGGGGTTGGGTGCGCGATGAATCATCCGGTCATCAAGACCACTACCTATTACCCGGACGGTCGAAGAGAGGAGCGCATCGTTGATGTTCGGTCCTATGCGCTGTGGCCCGCAACGACCGAGGCGGCGAAGCAAAAGGCGTCTATCTCGCCGAAGCTTGGCTTGAGCACTGGATCAGATCTGATCCGCGAGGAAAGCGCGTCCACCAACTCGATTGAGGCGCTCAAGGCAATCGATTCCATTCTCGGCAAAATCAAGCCCTGATCACCTATGAGCCTCATAGTCCTAGACGCGGAGTTCAACTACAACAGCGTCACCTACTCTGCCAACAGCGTCATCGAAGTTGATCCGGCTGTGTCAACCTGGTTGGTCAGCCTGACTAAGGCCCGGGCGATTGTCGCGGGGCCGGCCGAGTGGGCGGCGGGGAGCTATGCCGCAAACAATCTCGTCACCCACAACGGCACGTACTACGTCAACAACGCGAACGCAGTGTCCAGTGACGTGCCAGGCAATTCTGCAAAATGGGTGCAGGTGGCATATCTCGGGACATTGACCGTGAATAACGGGCAGGTCGTGGTAAGCAACGGTCGACTCCTGATCAAGGGAGACGACGGAAATTTTAGACAGCTCACCAGTGTTGCAGTCGACGGCAACCAGGCCCCGGCGATCGACCCCACTGTTGTCATACCGTGATCACCATGAAACGCATCCTTTCCGCAATCCTCCTTATCCTCGTGTCCACTGAGGCTCACGCGCAGGTGGTCTATGCTCCGCTACAAATCAACAAGACCACCTATGCGCTCCCTGGTGGATCAACGTTCTTCCAGGCCAACAGCAATGTGCTCATGAGCGTGGTCGGCACGGCCCTGAGCTCCGGGACAATGCTCGTTGTATCGCCCACCGGCAACGATGCCACGGCCAGCGCTGGCAACGCATCTCTCCCGTTCGCGACCATCCAGGCCGCCGCCTCCAACGCGGTGAACGGCTCGATCATTCGTGTCCTTCCTGGGACGTACGCGATCACCCCGACCTACGACAACATCAGCACCGTCTACTCACCTACGGCCCCGATCAACCTGAAGAACTTGACGAACATTGCCATTATCGGCGACGGGGCGACTATCACTGGAAACGGTCTGGGCTGCTACATCAGCGGTGTCAACGTAGATGGTCTTCTAATCAAAGGGCTGAACTTCAAGCTGACCAAGCCGGCAGACGGTTCCGGCCTCACAAACCAGTACATCGGGACCATCACCGGTTTTGGGACGAACCGGAATTGGGAGATCGACGGGGTGACGATCAACGGTGCTCTTAACCAGGGAATCACTTTCGCGCGGATGCAGGACGGTTTGAACGTCCACGATAGCCGGTTTTTCAACATCGGCAGCACAAACGTATCCTATGTGACCAACGCCGTGCGGCCGCCCTATGTTGACGGAACCGCGATCAGCGGTCTGGGCGGTAATTCGAGGGTAGTTAACAATTACTTCAACGGGAATTATCGCGATGTTGAGTGGGACGACTTCAGTGGTAACACGCGCAAATGGTCCGGTCTACTGGTCGCGAATAACACATTCAGCAATACGCTCCACTGCTCAATTCTGATCAGCAGCCCCAACAACACCTACGCGCAGGCATCTCTGCGCGGTGTCTCTATCACGGACAATATCCTCCACGGGTCCACAAACTGGAACTCGGCTTACTGGTCTATCGACACTAGATGGGATCAGTCCGCCGGTGTGCAGGCCCATTCCGGGATCAACGTGAATCACGGTGATCTTGTGGTCATCGCCCGGAACATCATCGACAACGTTTATAATTTTCCTATATGGGTTCAGGGCGGCCCAATGGATGGTCTGATGATCGAGCAAAACCAGATTTACGGGCTCGGCACGGCGTTTCCATCGGGGGCAGGGACGAACAACTCCGCGAACATGGGCATCATGCTAACCTGCACGAGCAATACGCTGCGGCCGGACATCATCCGGAATATCAGCGTCCGCGGGAATCACATCTACAACACCATCAGCG